TAACTTCATATTAATATATAAATAAAAAACAAATATTTTGTATTGTGTAGGTATAAAAAAAGGGCTATCCGTTAAGATAACCCCATTTTACAAGTAAAATTACTAATTAAGCTGTTGGGTCAATTTGAACCGCTGAAGCATCGTCAGTGATAACAGTTGATGTTACAAAGTAAGGCGGTGCAGTTTCTTGTGCATTCACCGTTAAAGTATAGCCCGTGAGGTCTGACATTCCAGCTCCCGTTACTATTGTACCCCCATTTACATCGCCACCGTGTTCAAGTCCAACTAAAAAGAAGTTTCCGTTATAATCTTCAACAGCAACGTGAGGACGTGCGTGTGCAATTAGTTTTAATTCTTCTTGTGTAGCTTTGTCTTGAAAAGTCAAAGTCATATTTAGTGTTGTATCGTAGAAAGTTGTTCCGTTTTCTCTACTGCTTGTGATAGCAGTTTCCATTGAACTATTTCCTTTTACGTCAAACTGAAACCACGTTGGAGTTCCAGATACTGCTGTTATTTCGCCAGCTACGATTGTCGCATCTCCTAAAGTTCCGTAATCTGCAAAGTAGATAGTTTTAATACCGCCTACTGCTGATTTGCAAGGTACTTTACGTCCGCTTGTGATAAGGCATCCCATAAGTTGTTTATTTTTTTTTAGTTAACTACTTGACTATCAAATAGTTATTTAAATAAAAAAGGGCGAGTTATCTTACCCACCCTTTTAAATTTGATTAGTTAATTATTATACAGTTTTTCTGTAAACGATGTCTGTTACTTGTGCATACTGAACACCAGCAGTAAATCTCATTACTACACGAACATTTTGTGAACCGTCATTCTCTGCCATATCAATAACTCGTACTTCGTTCAAGTCATTTAATAGACCAGTTCCAAAGAATAAGTTTGATTTTTCAGCGGCAATAATAGTTCCGTTTGCAGCACCTCTAGCTGGTACAACAGGAATTCCGTCAAAGAATAAAGAACCTAAAGCTTGGTTGTTTCCTTTATTTTCGTAACCGTTAGCACCCTCGCCACCAGATTGGAAACCTCCTAAAGAACGCGTGTAAGCTCTAATTACATCAGATGCAGCATATATGTATAAATCATCTGAGCCATAGACAGCTGTAGGGATAGCATCTACAACAGCGCCTAATTCAGCAATAACGTTAGCGGCTGTAATTGCAGCACCTGTTAAATCTTGCCCAGCTGGTAAATCTCCGTCAGCATCTAATAAAGTTGCAAATCCGTCAAACTGTCCGCTAGTTGCAGTTGTACCAGACCAGATATTTTTTTCAGTTCTGTCAGCTACTTTTGCAGCAACGTGAGCCAATACGAAATCAGCAAAGTTTGGTGCTAAGTTGTCAAATGCAGAGTACCCCATTTGTTCAGCTTCCCAAGAAGAATGTAAAGTCTTTTTACAAATATCAAGATTTACTTGAAATTCTTCTGGTTGTAGGATAGCTTCTGTTAAAGTTAGCGTTCCATCACCTGTTTGGAAATCACAAGTAGCATCTTTTACGATGTCATCAGTTGAAGCTTTCTGAATAACAGATTTGAATTTTACGTTTGGCATTACGGTAATTAAACCTTTATCCAAAGTGTCAGCAGATAGTAAAGCAGCAGCGATATACTTGCCACTAAATTCTCCAGCATAAGTTGTTGTTAATGATACACTCATTTTATTTAGTTTTTAGTTGTTATTAATTATTTAGTCTTGACATTACTCGGTCAATAGTAGTGCTTTTTCTGTTTTTAGAAACACTAAATTTCGAGATAGTTTTATGTACTTCAGGATTTGATACAATAGGCTCTGCACTTGGCTGGTTTAATTCAGCTTGTACTTCAACAGGAATTTCGTTAAGCTCAACTTTTTCGTGTTTAGCTAATTCTTCCGTTAATAGGTTGCCTAAGTCATCAGCACTTAAATCCTCTTTTGGTTCTAGCATTGCTTTGATTTCTTCAATCATTGATTTAACTTCTGCTAGTTCTTCTTTAGTAGCATAACCCATTTCTTCTTTTTCTTCTTCCTTAGCTTCAACCTCCTCAACCTCTTCGGTTTCTTCTTCAGCTTCAGCATCTTTAATTTCAGAAATGATACCCTCTTCTGTAACTACTAATAATTTACCGTCTTCCAATGCGTACTCGCCAACTGGCAAAGCAACTTTTTCATCTTCTGTAACGATAAAAACTTCTACGCCACTTTCAAATGTATCAGCTTCAATAACTGTACCGTTGTCTAGTTTAGCTTGTTCCAATTTAACTTCCTCGTTTAAATTTAGAACGTCTTTGATTTTTTCAATTACGTTGTTTGATTTCATACTTATATATAATTTAGATTAATTTAATTTGTATTTTCGTTATGCTTTTTTCTGTAATATAAACCATTCTACGCCATCGCTCCATATTGTGATACCCTCATAATCTTTATTTATTCTATATGCGTTTGAGCTGCCGTCTAGCGTTTGTCCTGCTGCTGGAGTTATGTCTGCGTGGTCTTGACTGTTAAAAGTACCGTCAGATATAAACCTTATTTTTCTATGAATATGAGCAACTGCGTCTGGTAAAGTATAAACTGCCGTACCATTGCCACCAGTCCAAGATAGTTTAAACATAAAAGTATCGTCATATATTGCATTGTTTAAATCTACATCAACCCCAGCCTCTGCGGTTATATCAGTAGAAACAAAGTAATTCTTGAATTTAGATGCCGTTGTCTGTTTAGTTAAACCACCCTGTACTAAAGGAATTAACTCACTGCCTTGTAATTCCGTTGCTATTGGTAATGCACTTATTTTTGAGTTTGCCATAATATATTATTTTCCTTGTCCTTTATATTTTTTTTTATAATTCTTGCTATTTTTAGATAAACTTATTTTGCTCTTAGCGTGAATTCCTTTACGTTTCTTTTTTGGCTTTTCTATTTTAACAGATAATTGTTGTTTAGCCATTATTTCTCTATTTTAAAATTGTTTTCTTGAAGCAAAAAATCTTCGTTTTCTAAAAGTATAAAGTTTTCGTTTTTAGACATTTCACCAATACCTTGTGCTATTATATCACCATTACAACATTTAATTGAATACGCATCTCTATCTCTGCATAAACAACCCCTACGACCGTTTCGTGGACTTGTTTTGCTTGGCGTGAATAGTTTTTTAAATCTATTCATTTTCTAATTGTTTAAGTTTAGCTTCTGCCCACGTTTTAGCCGATTTGCCACCCCATAATAAAAACGAGATAGTTCCACACGCTTCTTTATCTTCTGGATTGTAATACGCTTCGGCTCTTGACAAATAAGAATACATTCTTTTAATTGTTTCTTTGCTTATTGGTTTACCTTGTGCTAATTGTTGAGCTCTAATTTTTCCAACTTGTGTAGCACATTTATTATTAACCGCTTCGTTTAATTCTAACCCTCTTTTAGCGTTGTTACTTACTGAACTAGGGTAATCAGAATAACTCTCTAAAACCATTTTCTTACCGCCTTTTACTCGCTTATCATTTTTGATAATTGCTTTTATTTCGGCTAGTAAATATTCAGCTTCCTCTTCTTCTATTTGTGCTAGTTCGTCTTTTATTGTTTGGTCGTTTGGGCGTTCCATTTTATCAGCGAAATATCCCTCTATTGAAAAACCTTTTACCTTACCTGTCTTTACAAACTCATTCCAGATTTGGTCGTTGTTTACTTTAACACTTCCAACCCACGAACCTAAAGGCAAATCCATTCCGTACTTAACGCTTTTATCGTGTACCTTATCCTCAACAATCCAACTTTCAACTAAACTTAAACCCTCCAATTCGTATTGGTGTTCTAGTGTTGAGTTGTTTTGTTTGCTATTCATTAAATACATTTGAGAAGCCTTTAAGACAGTATCTTTTGAAAAATATATGTAGTATTCATCTTCTCCATTGCGTCTATAAATAGGCTTGTTTGGTATTAATAAAGCACCCATTAATATTCTACGCTCTCCGTCTATTTCTGCAAGTTTAAACTCTTGTGTTTTAAGTGCTATAAATGGTTCTTCAATGGCTGGATTTTCCACTACTGAAATGGCTTCTATTCCCAATTCGCTTTCTTCGTCTAATATTAATTCTACTATTCTCATAATTATATATAATTAAATTCGTTTATTTTTGTTTTTTAAATTGTCGCACCCTCAACAATATTGTTTTCTAAACTTTGTGCGGTAGTAATATCATTCGACACTACATACGCTTGAACAGGCTCGTTTGTTTGTTCCGCCACTGTATCAGCCAAAACGCTTGTTTCACTTGCTCCAACTACATTAAAACTTGGGGGAGCTGGAGCAGCACTAACAGAAGCACCACCAACGGAAGCACCACCACCACCACCGCCTTTTGGTACTTTAGTTTTTTTAATGTTTTGTATTTGTTTCAACCCAGCGAATACGGCAGCACCAGCGGCAGCAACACCTAACGCTGGACCAACAACAGGAATACCAGCCAATGAAGCATAAGAACTTTGAGCAGATTGATAAGTTTGTATTAAAGTTGAAGCAATAGCTAAAGCCTTACCAGCGGCAGTTTCTTTTCCTGCAATTTCAGAAAACGAACTTAAAGCGTTTCCAACTTTAGCTAAATTTTCTTGTTTTGCCTTAGCTGTATTTTTATCAATTTCAATCTCTGCTTTGTCAAGAGCTATTTTGTTGTCTAACCTTTTACCATTATAAAAATCAATTATACTTTGTTTCTGTTCTTCGGTTGCTCCTAATCTATCTAATTCGGCAAGTTTACGTTCTTCTTCAAGATTTATTTTTTCAAGTTCCGTTTCAGCTTCTCTATCTTTTTGTTTCTGCCTATACGCTTCTTGTATTGTTTCAATATCATTTAAACGTTTTTCTTCTTTTGTTGTTGCTTCTTCATTTCTCTTGTTTTCTTCATCTACAATAGCTTTTTGAGCTGCCGCTTCTTCACGCCTTGATGTTAATAATTCCGTACTTAAACGTTTCTGTAAATTAAGCCTTTGAGTTTCTAATTGTATTACATTAGCTTCAAGTTGTGCTGCTTCGTTTAAATCGTCTTTATTACTTTTAGTTAATGCGTTTTCAGTTTGTTTAGCTTCTAATCTTAGCTTAGCGACTTGCACCTCTTTTGCTGCTAGTTCATCACTCACACGCCCAGCTTCTTCTAAAAATTTAATTCTTTCTTGTGCGGTAAACTTATCTTTATTAACTGCCTTTTCCCTTAGTTCAGCAATTTTTCTTTCTGCTTCAGCTCGTTCAACTATTAAATCTCTTGCTTTCTTTTCTGCGTTTGCCCTTTGGTCTGCTATCTTTGCTGCTGCATTTGCATCATCTGAAATTTCTTTACCAAACTCTTTGACTGAATTAATAGCATTATCAACACTATCCGTAACACTATCAACTCCTAAAACAACCTTACCAACACTATCGGCTGCAATCTTACCAGCTTCTTTAAAATTACCTTTAAATAATTGTTCAACAGCACGACCTAAATTCGGTATTAAATTAATTAACCCCTCAAACCTAGTGACTATATTGTCTTTTATTAAATTAGCGAAGTCTGTTATCGCTTGTTTAGGGTTTTCAAAAACGCTTATAATATTCTCTCCTAAGTCAGCTAATAAATCTAAAAGGTTTCCTGTAACACTACCAATAACCCCTAATATTTTAGCAAACTTATTTTGCCCCTCCTCACTTCTTGTAAACGCTTGACCTAAAGCTGTAACAGCTATTAATAAAGCACCAATTCCTGTGGCTATAATAGCAACCCTTAAAGACTTAAACCCTGTTGTGACGCTACCAATAGCACCTTTGAATTTATTGAATTTAGTAACCGCACCACCTGTAACTTGGTCAAGAGTGGTGTCCATTGATTGAGTAGATTTACTTGTTTCTTTAACCTCTTTATTTACGCCGTCAATACCTTTTTCTAAATCTTTTAAACCCTTTGTAGCTTTTTTACTATCTACATTTAATTCAATCGTTTTTTCTATTGCCATTTTATTTCCTGTTTTAAAGCTTTGTAACCCTCTTTAATTGTTGTAGGTAGTTTGTACTTGCCTTGTGCTATTCGCAAATTTTCTGTTTCTCCGTTTGCGTATTTTAAGCTCTCAATTATT